TGGAGGAAATGTAGCTGGAACACCGGTTAAATCATTCCATGCTACGCCTTGAGTGCGAAGCCATGCTGTGCCACTACTGCGCAGGTAACCTCCATCTGCGCCAAATCCAGTAAAGTCACTAGGTGCGTGTTGGTGAACGGTAGGAGCTTTACCATCGAGTGCAGATTGTAAATCTGTTTGAGAGGACAATACACCCGTAATCGAACCCCATGTTGCGCCAGATCCTCCTCCTCCAGTAGTTCCCCCTCCACCCGTATCAGAGGAAGGCGTGGGGGAAAAGGTAATGGCTTGTTGCAAGGCTAAACTGGACAAACTCTCCTCTATTTTGGAGAGTATCTTGTTCAAGTGTTCCCGCTCAACGTCGGGATTATTAGCCTTTAATACGCGAAATCCCATTTATTTAGCATCCATATCCATAATGAGTGTGCCGGCGATGGCTTCCATATCCATACCTTACATCTCCATAGTAATTACGGGTTCCATGCGAATGCTCGCAGCGGATATTATTGTTATAGTAGTAGTAACGATCATAACGCCTCCGATCATTGCAATGTCTGGAATATGAATACTCACAGTTTCTCGAATAGCGCCCATTATTATATCCGTCATTATCATTATCACCGGTATAGCCTAATCCTGTCGCCGGGATAAGAAGCAGAACCAGAGCAAAAAGAAATGCTTTCACAGTAGTAGTAATATATTTAATCATCTTGGTTGGTCTCCTGTAATGTGTATGGAGTTTGACACCTATAGGCACATTTAGTTTCAATGCAGATGTTCTCCTGTACAGGTTATATTCATATTTCTTATCGTGTCGCTGGTGGCCGTGGTAAGAATAATGGTTGTGTTTGCGCGTTAAAGAAGGGGGATATACCCTGTCCACCAAGCAGACTCTGAATGAAAGGTAGTTGTAGATTATTAACAAAGGTTCCGCCGCTTGCTGGATCAAAGCGATTAAGTACAGAAGGCGCAGACGCCGGCGCTTGGAATTGTGGCAAAAAAGATAAAGGATTGCTGGGATTCAAGGGTTGCGCAGGACTAAGTTCCCCAAAGGTATTCGGTGGCTGCGGTGGCAGATTTATTGCCGGCGGATTCTTATTCCCCCCTCCTATAAGGCCAGGGTTTTGGGTAAATGTTGGAGGACCAAGCTCTCCACTTCCTTGCCTTATGCGTTCCTCTTCAGTAAGAGGTCTGAAACCTCGTCGTTGTGCATCAGTGAGCGCTCCAGTACCTCCTTGCCCTTGCTGCCCCGTTTGAGAGAATGTTACAGGAGGGGATCCTTGAGGAATTGAATTACCAAACAGACTGCGCAATCTTTCCCGAAAACTTGCTGCTGTTGGAAGCTGCGCTGGTGGCAATACTCCCCGCTGATTGGATGTTGGCGTCGAAGGTACTCCGAATACTGTCGATGTTTCTGGCCCACCACTACCGGGTGCTTGAAATCGTGGCAATCCCAATCCTCCTGTACCAAGATTCTGTGCTAAGGTAGATATTGGCAGATTAAATGCTGTATTTGGATTTCCGCCACCGGGATTAGGGGCGTTCTGCTGTAAAACACTCTGTGCAAATGGATTGTTTTGTGTAGTAAAAACACCTTCATTAGCCATTGTCTTATATCTCCAAGTGATTATGAATCGGTGTCATCAAAGTTTATACCTATATCCGTTGATAAAGCACTGCGGATTCTCGATATAGCTATTCCATATTTTGTTCTAATTTTGGTTTGCTCTAGTTTGGCCTTGTCAGGGTCGTCTATATTTTCTGCCGCTGCCTTCAAAAGATCTGTCCTCATGGCGTTTCTCAAGGAATCAACCGAAATGAATGTCTGATCAAATTGCCCAGAAGCAAGAACCTCTATCTGTCTTTCGTTTGCTCCGGCCACCCGTTTGACCAGGTTGAACAATGTTCTCGAAGGCACACCGGATGCTTTGGCGGCGGCTATAACATCCCTTGCTTTTGTATATCCTTCAAATTCATTACGTATACCACTGACGACTAATGATGTTATCGTCTCCTCGCTTGGATCTGAAGCTCCTCGGATTCCTTCGATCAATCGAGAACGTGAATCAGATATCCTATCAAGGTATTCAAAGCGTAATACTTTTGGAACATCTTCCTCTGGAGAAAAATCTATCGTTCTCATTCCAAATGCTCTGAGCAATGTTTCTGGATCTCCCAATGATTCAAAAGCCTGTTCTGGAGTTCTGTCTTTGGCTATCAATGTTCCTATTATTGATTTAGCGAATGCAGGAACAATAGATTCAGCTCCCTTTATTAGCCGGGTAGCTGTTGCGGGTTCAATCCCAAACCGTTCTTGTGCCACCTCGACCAACAATGCTTCTGCATCTGGATACCGGAATCCGAAACTGGTATTAGCTGGACGTGTTCTCTCTGATGTAATCCCAGAAACAGCTTCAACCAGGCGTTCTACTCCCATATTCCAAATGAATAACCCTTGAACAGTATCAGCAAGTTTTTCAGTGTCGTTTTCAAAAATTGCTCTCAATATATCATTGCCAGGTCCAAAAGGATCTACACGAGAAGCATCAAAAAACTTTGTTGTTGTGCCTTCTTTCGAGAAAGGCACCAGGAATTTAGTTTGCTCACTTAAAGCCAATCCCTTTTGTATGATATCGAATTTATCCTCATCATCATCTTCTCCAAAGCCCGTAATGGCAGAAATACCTCTGCCGATAAGTCCAAAAGCAACCTGCAAACCAGACGCATATAATCCTAATACCGTGGTATGGCCTAAGGAAGCCATTACCGCTCCTATTGTTCGTCGAATACCGTGGTTGCGCAAAGCAGCCCGTGTTTCAGGATTCTTTATCTTATTTGATGCGGCGATATCCTGAATACCTACCATATAATTTCCAGCAACAGTCCTTAGGGCTTCTCCCATATAGGTGAAATAGTTAGTGACTCCCGCTTTCTCAAGAGTCTTTGTAACACGAAAAGCTCTATCAAATGTAAAGTTTGTACGACGTATTCTTGCCGCCGCTATCTGCTTTATTTCTTCTGCGGATTTTGTCTCGCCTGCCTTTTCAAAGATTTCTGTTAGAACACGTTCCTCTCGCTTGAAATTGGCAATTTTTGCATAAAGATCGGCTGCGGAAAAAAAATCTGTCCATCGAGATTTTACCTCCGTCCACCCACCTAGTTTAGCGCCTACACCTGTTAATTCAAGAATCTGATCCATTTCTGCAAGTGCTATCTCTCCGGTGATAGAGTTGTCCACAAGTTTAAGTCTGACCAATTCTAGTATTTGTTCAGGTGCGATGTTCTTAAAAGCCGCACCATTCAAGTCAAGGAAAACTTCCTTCATAGACTGCCCTGCATTCTCGAATAGGAAATTTCCATTGGCTATCATTTGAATAGGACTTCCCATAAAATTATACATTATCGCCGCTGGATCAAGTACGACATTGGCAAATTTTAGTCCTCTCCCTAACCATGCGGCGGTGTTCATAGTTGCCTGAACAGTAGGAAGAATACCTTCTTGCCGCCCGCTCATTAGGCCCTCATATACATCATTAAATGTAACCTGTAAGGTTTTCACGGTGGAAAGAACTTCTTTTATATCTTGTGAAGTCCACAGATTCTGCAAAGGCCCCCATTCAGCGCCTGTCAATTGCTGTGCAACCACTCCTGGTGGAAGGTCGGCTTGCTTCTCAAATAGAAACTCTCCCCTAAGTTCCTTACCAATAGAGGAAAGTGTTTCTGTCTTTGCTATGAAGTTTCCTTGACGCACAAGTGTCTGAAAAATGTTCGCAACAGGCTGTTGAATTTCCCCAAACAATGCACGTATTTCCTTCGGAACACCTGTCCGGGCTGTAGCAATAGTCTGATCGACTTGTCCTTTTTTATAGAAAGAAGCTATCTTGCCAGCTATCTGGAGTGTGCTGGTCCTTGCCTTGAGCAGTTCTTCAACAACACGCTTTGCTTCTTTCTGGGCAATACCATCTGTTTGATTACCACGAGATGCATCGATATCTCCAATCAATTGTTCCCTTGAAAGGTTAGCAGGATTGTTACCTTTATTATCTACCCAAATATCATAAAGAGATATCAATTTCTCTTTCGGTAGACTTGTTAATTTATCAAAGGGAGGTATAAGAATATCATGTTCAAGTATGAAACTCTCTGTGTTCTTGACTATTTTGCGTCCTTCAGGAGTCTTTCTCAAGAATTTCAATTGCGCAGTTCTGCTTTTAGAACCTTGAAATAGTTTAAAGGAACGAGTAAGAAATTCACCCAGATTTTCATGGATGGAAGTCACAATCTTCAATTCTTCTTGGGTCAATATACGCCCTGAGTTAAGCATGCCTTCTCCTATCGCAAGACTATTCTTGAAGATAGTTCGGCGTAGTGCAGTTAAACCTTTTGCTGATTCCGGAAACTTATTCTTGAATCTTTCAAACTCGATACGGCGTACTTCCCTGCGGGCATTTCCTTGTTTGGAAGCAACCGCCTCTTCTATCTTTTGTATTTCATTAAGAATAGTTTCAGAGCTCACACCAAGTTGTTCAGCCTCTTGCGATACTACCTCATTAAACGCATTGATCTTGGTCAAGGCATCCAATTGTGCAGCAGCAGCCTCCCCTTGAAGCTGCTCAGCCGCTTCCACTATACGTGTTGGTAATCCTTTATTGGGTAGGAATAATCTTACAACATCAGTGAGTTTTCTGGAAAGAGGCCCTTTGCCCACACCAGGAGGAACCTGTAGAAATCCTTTGAAGAAGTTGCCATTGTCTGGATGGCGAAGATCGGGAACTACCCGTCCGCCCTGAACGGCACTTGCAGTTCCTTCGGCTGTCTGGCTGGCTTGTGCAGATGTGGCAGAAAAACGAGTATTACTATTCTGTGTCCTACCAAGTCCTTGAGGTCCTTCTTGCGTGCGAGATGTCTTAGGCGTTTCTCTTGTAGAAGAATCCGCTGTCTGGTTCTCATCTTGTTTTACACGCGAAGGCGGTTGCCTTTCTTCCTGCTGTTCTGTTGTTTGTTGTTGTCTTCCTTGTTCAGTAAGTCTATTTCCTTGGGCGTCCGTCAAATCCTGTACATTGACTCCTGAACCCTCAAAGAATTCTTCTGTAGAACGTGCCAGAGGAATGTCTTCTCCTTCTCGGCGGCGCTTTGCTCTTTCAGTAACCTGATTAGATTCAGCTTCACCAAGAACAGCAAGATATTGCTCATAGGCTGTATTAAACAACCCATTTCTTTCAGATTCAAGTTTCGCCAACCTAACCAATTCCTTACCGAGAGGTGTTTGCTCAAGAGAATTATTTACTAATGAAGCAGATGCTTGTGCCTGCGTTTCTCCAGCAGTGTTGGAATGTGATATGATATTGGAAAGTTGTTTTATTGAATCACCAGATATTCTATCAAACTCCGGAAGGATGCCAAACCTTTCTATTAGAGTATCTTTTAATTGCCTGACAGCTTCTTCTCCTGCATTATTTTGCTGTTGTATGAATCCGGTTATAGCTGTTTGCAATTCTTCATTTATGGATGTTATTCTTGCAACATCCTTTGGACTGAGAAATCGATTTATGGAAGCCCCGGGAGTAAATCCCTCACGGTGCTGTGTCAAATGTTGAACCTCATGTAGTACAGCATCTACCAAGTTGCTATCATTGACTTGAGTGGGATCGATAAATATAGCACCCTTCGATGGAGAGAATGCTCCTACACGGGACTTACCATCACGATTCTTTCCAAGTTTGGTAAAGATTACTGGAGTATTTCTGAACTCCTGATATCCAGAGAAAAGAGTAGGGAAATTGAGAACATCTCCTAGAATAGTTGCCTTGCCAAGATTTCCTCTTGCCGCATTCTGGAAAGTAAGTCTATCCCCCAAACTCATAACAGAAGTATCGACACCCAATCCGCGTCGATTTGCATCTTCAACAATACCCGGGAAGGTCTTTGCTCCCTTCGTATCTAACTCAGCACGTGCCTTCCCATCTGGTCCAGTAAAGGTAAGTTTCTGTTGTCTGAAACTTTCAAAACCATTGAAGCTTTCCCCAACCAATGTAAATAATGCTTTCTTACCAGAAGAAGCCTGTGGTATAGATCCGTCTAGCATGTTACGGTTGTCTATCTTTGAAAACTCTGAAGTCAACCTATCAGACAGATTGGACAGATCGGCTTCTGTAAATCCAAGGTCTATTCCAAATCCTCTGAGCGTGTTCTTTGCGGATGCTACTATATTGCTCGGTATCGATCCGAGTCTTCCTAGTGCGGTTCCTTTTGCTCTTTCTTTTGTTATTTCTTCTATAGCTATAGGCACAATCTCATCAACGACAGGAGTTCCTGTCAATTTAGAATTATTATCTGCAATATCCAATATATTCTGCGCAACCTGGCTGCCTTCACTTGCCAGCTTTCGTATTGATTCAATTGCTCTATCGTTGGCTTCTTTACCGACTAGTCCGCGCAATCCACGAGGTGTGGCGGCACCATTATCTGCCGCCGCATTGAAGAAGTGATCAACCTCATGGGCAACCACGCTGGCCGCCTCCCCCGGCGTTACATTGTCTCTGAACAATATGATATTATTGCCGGTGAATACTCCGCGAGCAAGAAATGTATCTCCTTCTTGGCGGCCTCCCAAGGGCTTAACTCCACCACGTACATCTTGTGCTCTGATGACACCAGAAGATTCCGCTACAAGAACTTTATCTTGCAATATCAAAGAAGCGGTTTTACGTCCTTCTGGTGTGTTCAAAAGTCCCTTAACAAACTCTCTAGTAGCATCTCCTTCTGGACGGGTTGTAGTTGCTTCACGCGCTGTAACAACAGTGGGAGCTGCTCCCACACTAAATAATCCGCCCGATTCTATTTCTTGAGCTTTGTTACGAAGATCTGTTAAAGTAGGCGCAGCAGTCGCCTTCCCGGCTGTACCAGGAGTTTGCGTATTCGTTGCTTGTGTATTTTGTGCGGCTCCTGGCGGGACACTGACAGTAGGAGTTCCTTGTAATGGAGTCCCTTGCTGTTGTGGGGGGATGCCGGGTGTAGCAGTAGTATTTGTTTGAGTAGCTGTTGTTCCTATATCTCCCTGTGACTGGGCAATATCATCTTGTAATTGCTGTTCTACCCCGGTCCGTGGAAAAGGTGAAGAAGGGGCTTCGGGTATTCCGCCTTGCTCCGCCCTGCGCCTTTGGCGTTCCTCTAATATCTGGTTTGCTTGTGTACCAAGTCTCCCCGCATCTATTGGAAGAGATTCTCCACGCAAATTTGTTGTGGATTCTTGGCGATTTGCTAATAGATCATTTGCTTCAGCTATTGCAGCAGTATCAAAATCTATTCCAGCCTGAACATCTGGATCGGGAAATCCAAGAATCTTAACAACATCTTGTTGCGCCTGAATCCTGGCCTGAACAAGGTTCTCCGCTTGTCTGCGTCTTGTTCTACTTGTCGCTGCACCTACAACAGTACCCGGTACACCACCGCCGAATATCGCCGCAAATCCATCTTCAAGAGCTTGGCGAGGAGAAAAACCTTCCTGTGTTTTATCTATGAATATATCATTAAGTTGTTCGGCTACATTTTGCAGAATTTCTGTTGGAACTTCTGCTGTAATGGCATTTAAAGTGGTGCGAGGAGTTGATGCCAGCAAAGCATCCAGTATTTCTTTTTCTGGAACATTCCGCAATCCTCTTGTGGCCTTCACAGCATTGAGAATAGGACGAATGCCGGCAAATTCCAATGCTGTATCAATAGGAGCAAGTCTTGCCGCACGACGACTTGTTCTTGCGAGATTGGGGTCTTCCTGTAACTGTCCTTCGCCTTGTCTCAATCCTAGGGATGTTCCAAAAATTGCCGCAGTACCCAATAAAGGATTAGCAGCGCTTACAAGCGCAGGAAATCCAAATTCAGCAGCGCTACGTAATCCTGATTCAGCTAGAAAAGGAGCCGATTCAAGAAAGGATGCACCTTCTTTTGGCTGTTCAAAGACACGCCCAACCTCTTTTTCCCTTGCTATACCTCTGTCGAGAATGTTCTGGGCAACATCTGTCACTTCTCCTCTTTGTGAAAGAATAAATCTATTGAGAAGTTCGTCATCCTCAAGTATTTGTCGTGGTGTATTCCCTTCAAATATGGGTGTATCGAGTTGCTGTTTAGCTATTTCAATATCTTTTTCAGTGATTCGAGGAACTAGACTGTTTGGATCATCCTGAAACTCTCGGGGAGTCCTGCCTTCTGCTATCTCTTTTGTTATTTCCAACCCTCTTATCGTACTAAGTGTATCGGCGGTTACGATTGAACCACCTATACCCTTTTCTACTCCACCGAAAAAGAGATTTCCTGCGCCTTTCCCAAAGTCTTCAACGCCGCCGGCGATTTGGGTGGGTGAGACGGGTGCAGTATCAGCAAGAGTCTTTAAACTTTTCCCAAAGTTTATGACATTACCCACGATCCCCCGTTGTTGCCCCTTGTCTTCCGTTGGGGTTTCCTGCTGTGCGGTTGCTATGGAAGATTCAGCAGAATCCCTGAACTCATCCTCTCCGATAAGTCCAAGACTACGTAGTCTGCTTAAAGCAGGGGATTCCTCGCTACTTTCAGAAGGAGTAGATATGGTATCTCCTTCCACTTGAGTGGTTGCGCTTGCTGTGGATCCTTCGGGGAATTGCTCGAAAGCTTCTTCTTCGGAGAGAAGCCCGAGTTCCACTAACCGCCGTATACTTGGTGGCAAACTACTTATAGAACGGGCCTGGGCCTGCTGGCCGATGGCTGCCATAAATCAGGGTATCCTTCGGTTATCGCACAGAGAAAGGATTATCATCGTCTTTTTTCTCTATTCTAGGCAAAACAACGGGCAAGGCCCCGAGTGAAAGAGCTACCTCAAGTGCCCCTTGGAGTGTTTCATTGGCTTGTCTTAAAGCATCTAAATCGCCTCCTTGCAAAGCTTTCTGGGCGGCTGCTTGCGCTCTTAGTATCGCCACCTGTGCAGCCCTTGCTTCTGGCTCTTTAGTTTGGCTGAGAGCAGCTATAGCTATATTGGCTCCCGTGGATATTTGATTAAAGACTTCCTTTGCCGCAGCAAGATTGGGTGGGGGTTCTGCTTTTATAGCCTGTCTTATCCTTTCCACATTTTTAACATTTAAGTCCCTTCGTGAGTCAGCTTCACGTATGCGGGCAGCACTTTCTTGCCGTTCCCTTTCGACCTTATCTTCTGCATCTTTAGCAGTTACCCTAGCACCTTCTGCGTCCGATTCGACCTTGCTAAGATTCGCCTCTTCAAGCCTACTACGTGTCTCTTCCTGTTTCAGTTCAAATGGACTGGCCGGCCTCGATGGGCCTACTGCTTCACCCAATTCATTTACTGGAGTGGCTGTTCCTGCGGCAAGATCAATTACATTTCTGGAAACAGCCCGCCGCCTTCTTTCCTCAGCAAGTTCTGCGGTCCGCTGTGCAAATCTTAATTCTCTTCGTTGAGAAGATTCTTCTTTAAGTGTGTCCGCAAGGCTGCCGGTAAATCCTTCAATAAATCCTGCCATGATAGTTGTCTCCCTTATACCCCTATATTTGGCAACGGCGCAGCACCCGCAATTGCCACCTGCTCTGGGGGAAGACCACCGTCTCCATCGCCTGCTATTTGTTGGGGAAGCGCTCCTTGTTGATCAGCCGGAAATCCCGCCTGTTCTGCACCGCCTACTGGTTGTTGTTGTGCGGCATTTGTGGCTGCTCCCTGAAAGAGTGCTTTCAAGAGCTCCAGACTTTCGTCAAAGATCTGAGAAAACTGTTCCTCGGCTACGACCTGACTTGGGATGTTGGCAATAAGGATAGCTTGCTTAATTAGTTCTTCTATCACCCCTCCATCCGCCAACCATATATTATCCACGGTTTCCACACCAACAGAATCCAAAGCTTCATCGATCTTGAGAGCAAACTGCACAACAAAGTTAGCTATGGCCAATGGAGGATCTGCCGCACGTGTAGCCTGTTGAATAGTTTTCTTAACCTCTGGATTATTCATTATATTTAGAGACAGTTCTATTATGAAATCTGCTTCATCTTCTTCAGCGGGTGTAAGTAGAGTTTTCCCATCCTCGTTAGTCTCTGGAGAATTTGAGGAATCCTTGCTATCCGACTTTTTATCTTGGGTTTCCTTGCGGTCCTGTTTTTCTTTCTCGGCCATACTCTATATCTCCTGTGTGCTATCCATTATCAGAACTTACTGCCAGAGCGATTAAATATATTCACATCAGGCAAAGGAATCTCTTCTGGTCGAGTCTTTCTGAGTTCTCGCAGTCCAGGACTTGCAAATTGTCGAAAGTTTTCAAGGCCTTTATCTGTGCGCATCCGCTTCCTTTGTTCTTGTGCCTCTACTACAAGAGAATCAAATAGGGATGTTGCTCTTTGCTCTTCCCCTGATAAAGTCGTTCCAAGAGTGACTTCAAGTATGAGATTCTGCCGCTCTCTTTTGTTTCTCTTGCTGGTGGATAGTCCGTTAAATATGGCTGCTGCAAGATCAATTCCTCCTATTCCTCCGCCGCCTCCGCCTCCACCACCAAGTAATCCGCCCAAGAATCCTCCACCGCCACCGCCACTGCCAGAAGTGCCTGTGGTACCAGAGGTACCGCCGAACCCCAGATTGTTGATAATACTGGAACCCGCTCCTTTGATTCTTTGGCCTAAAGTACCTGTACCACCGACACTGCCTCCAAAGGGTCCGCCTCCAGACAAAGCTCCTGTAGCAACACCCGTCAATGCGCCTTTTCCAGCTCCTTTCAAAACATTTCCGCCACCCACAGCATTACCCAAAGCGCCTCCTATGGAACCTCCTATAACCGGACCAACGCCCGTAGCACTTCCTATAACGGCGCCTGCTATGGGAGCTACCTTCTTGAATACTTTCTTTATCTTTTTGAACAGTCCCATAGTGATTACCTTCCTTTCACGTTATAGTGGATCACGGGTTACCCCCACCAAAAAAGCCGCCGAACAAGTTATCGAAAACATTTGAGAAAATATCATTTAATTGTGTATTCATAAAATTCATAACACCGGAGAATGCTGCGGGATCAAATACACCGGGATCATCTAATACTTTTTGTGCACTTGCACGAAACAGGTCGTCGATTGTATTGAGTTGTGTACCTACAAATCCTTTAGCTATATCTCCATACAAGTTTCTATTAAAAACATTGTCATTTAGAAAATCTGTACGGGCTGTGTCATTATCTGCAAGTTGGTTCCTGAGACTAAAATCTTCTTGTAGTCTGAACAATTCTGCCTGGCGGTCCAGTTCTGCTTGTTCGCCAAGAAAGTTGAAGTTTTGATTCTGTAGAATCTGACTAACTTGTCTGTTCTTTGCTCTATCTCCTCCCTCAAACATTAGTGTTTGCTCTTGAAGGCGCGCATTAAGCTCTCTTTGCGCAGCGCTGTCACCCGCTTGAAAGTTTAGCAGTTGATTTTGAAGGCGTTTATTAAGTTCCCGTTGTGCAGCATTGTCTCCTGATCTAAAGTTTAATTCCTGTAATTGGAGGAGTCTAGTAATCTCTCTTTGCGCAGCACTATCTCCCGATTGAAACTTTAATAGTTGTTCTTGAAGAGCACCTTGCAATTCTCTATCAAGAGCTGCTTGCCCCGCTGTAAATGTTTGACCTTCTCTTTGTGACTGGAGTTGATTGGTTTGTGCAGCATTTTGTAGAATGGATTGGACGACAGATTGTGCATCTTGTGAAGCAATAGGAAGCGCCCTATCAATGGCGGCTGCTTCCGCTGCTCCGGCTGCCAGAGAGGAATTTAGAAGTCCTCTTGAATTGGCCTGTCTTTCTGCTTGCAAGCGGGCTTGCTGAATGAACGGAGAATTTTCACTTATTACATCCGTTAATCTGTTTTGAACTAAAGCACCTCCTCTTATTCGCGCACGTTCAGCAAGACTGTTTGCATCTGTAGTTTGCCCTGTTCCAGGTGCCTGGCCTGTTGGGTTGAATCCTAATTTCTCGATTTCCACCGGTCCTAAAGCCTCAGAACTAAACGGATTAACTTTCACCGGTCCCAGACCTTCTGAACTAATTTGTTCAATTTGCACGGGACCCAATCCCTCCGAATTAATTGGAGCAACCGTCTGAGCTTGGAATGGATCTTGTTGCATTTGTTGTGTTATACTCATTGGCCGCGCTGTACTCACTGGTATATTCTGAACCCCATCAATGGGCTGTGGGCGGGGTATAGTAAAAACATTACCTGAATTAGTTGCCATAATCAAATCTCCTGTGCTCCAGCCGGGTCAAAGCGGGGGATCAAAACTTGTATTGAATACTCTGGTTCAGGATTTTTTAAGCGAACAAGCTCAGAAGAACCTTCTGGTGTTCCTTCCATACGAATACAAAAAGAACGACCCCTGAATGTTCCTTGTGTAACAGAATCAAATCTAGTTATATCCTTCAATAGTCCCCTATCGAAAGGTTTGTCTGGCAAGGATATATCCAGAACAGTTTTACCGAACTCAACAGGAACTAATGACGAAATCTTCATTCCCACGTTTGCAAAACCGCGACTCATTCCTTCAATGATCATACCCCGTAGTGTTTTATATGTAGTAAAAGAAGGTCCGAAGTAAGCATTCAATTCCACGAAATGTGGAATATAGTTTCCATCAAAAGACCATCCTGTGTTGAACTCATATATAAAGTTCTCAAGTTCTTTTGGTGTTTCACTGGTTGTCGATTTATGAATCATGTGTATCCTATCTGCTCCTGTTGCATCCACGCCAGCAGACCAGGCGAAGGGTTCAAAGAATCGGTCTGTCTGTTCTGTAGAAATGTCCTGACCAAGAAAATACCTTTGAAGAGAGAACTTGGGTTCTTGAGAAAATACATTCATGGATAGTACATATCCATCCCTGAACAACAGACTATACATATTTTTTGACCGGAAGGCAAGCGCTCCCAATATACCAGACGCTGCCGGAACACCCGGTGATATGGCCTTTATTCTAAGACGTGGTCGTAACCAGGAAGCTACACTTCCACTTAATCTCCGTCCACTAAATGTACCAAATGTTGCTGACTGCTGGAGAGAAGATATCCCTTGCAAGTCTGTATAAATGGGGTCTCCTCCTACATCTACAACAGTATATTCTATTGCTCCAGACTTTGGACTTATAGTTTGAGTGGATATATTTTCCTGAACAGTTCCTGTAATAGCCGTGATACTGTCTTTACCAAATACAGCCAAGGAACTTCCTTGAATAGGAGCAAGACCTGTTATACTATCACCTACACCTATTTCAAAGGAACCTCTTGCACCATCAAATACTTCAGGTTCTCCAGGTTGTGAGAACAGCACCTGCCCGGAAATATATCCGAGTGCCAAATGGGAGTGATGAAAAGCAATGTGTCTAGGTTTATCCTTATCTTCATCTTCAATGGCAAATACCTTGAGAAGAAAGTTTCCATCCCATGTAAAGGCTCTTCCCGCTCCTGATACTCCGTATAAACCTGCGAAGGCTTCGTCTCCAAAGAAATTCGCAGTAATTGTCTCAAAGCGAGTACCCGCCGTTTGCATATCTTTTGTTGTTGGAAGCATATTACCAGAGATATAAGGTCCAGATGTACTAAGGATGACCTCTCCTATCTTGGAACCAGGATCTAATGTTTCTGAAGAGAAAATATCGGCCCCTTCTCTAAATGTTTGTCTTCCTGCCTGTGCCCCATCAAGATTTGATATTTGTAGAATACCTCTGGCTGTTCCATTCTGTAACCTTCCTGAAAATACCCTGAAGGAAATCAAATCGGCTGCTATTACATCTGATCCGTTCTGAAAGAAGACACGATTACGAAGTGTGCGAAACGTTACTCTCAATTGTATTTGATCCAATATGACCCTAACTAAATCTCCGAGATCCTGACTGGGTGCTGTATCCGGTATATTTATATTTGCCAAATAAGACAAGGATATTCCAAATTCTGAATCGTTTATATCACTAGCTTGAAGGGAACTTGCTCCCCATAGATCCTCACTTCCTCCTATCACGAAATTGCCAGACGGTGTTCTTGCTCCAAACTTATTGGTAACAAACAGTGTTCTTGGATCGCTAATTATGGATATTACTCCTTCCGTGGGTTCTCTCTTATATAGTTCTGCCTTAATGGAAAACTCCATGTGTCCATGATTCGCAGAAGGACTTTCAGCCGGAGATATCAAATTGTTAAATAATACTTCTACTCCAAGTATCTGTGCATCTTCTGGTATTTCTGGAGACAGTTTGAATGATGAAAGTAATAGTCTGTTTGATATCGTAGAAGTGCTTCCAGAGCGAGGAAGTGATGGATCAAGAATCAAAGCATTGTTTACAACATCTCCTAAAACAACGGCATCTCCCGCGACAGACAGGGCAGATAATACATCAGAAGGGCTGTTGCTTACGATATTGCCAGGAACGGTCATTACCTTGAAAGGTTGAACCACTCCAGGACTGGGTTGAATATCTGTTGGAAGAACAATATTCGGACGAGCGAAGACGGCGGTGCCTTGATCTCCAATAACTCCGGTGCTAATTATACCTGTTTGAGGAAGATTACTTGTATCTCTTCTATCCAGACGCGGTAATTCATTAGTTGAACTCAAGCCATTTTTGAAACCCACGGAGAAGGTATTGTTCAGAGTTCTTCTCCATCCTGTTTCAGAGAAGGGAGCGCTATCTACAGCTCTCACTGCCTGCCAAATGCCAGAACCTGAGGGGGTATCGAGCAAGGTTGGATTTCTGATATCGCCTACGCGAATTATATCTAATGGATTCAATCCGCCAGGAACCAGTAATATCTCTTTTCCTTGTTGAACACCTATATTGCCGGCAACAGTAAAGGTACCGGTGGCATCGTTTAATGCCCAAGATCCCCCCGTCAAGACAACATCCAGTATAGTATAGACTTCCCCCTCTACTGTTACCTTATCTCCTACGAAGACTTCAAATTCACCATTCTCGAAAGGAATGACAAACTCTTCAACAAATGCGTAGGTTGTATTCTTAAATAGAGCAACACCCACAGGTGCCGATTCAAAAGGTGTGACGAAGCCGCGCAACCTTTCGTTAATATCATTAAGAGAAGATACTATAGATTTTGCCGTTTGTTTGAGAGAAGAACTTTCCTCTATATCAAGAATGAATGCTGATTGAAGGGTTTCATTTTCGATTGTTTCCCCTTTCTTGTATAGAACCTCTCCATCCTTTACAGCAGTAAGTACAAGTGTAGATCCAGCAGAAGATACGACTACGGAAGAAAAGGTCTCTTCTCCCTTGAGTCTTACAAGCATACCAGGAGGAAACCTGATATCTACATTTTCGGGGGATTCATTTACCCGGACAGAGAACCAAGTATCTGTAGAAGAATTGTGTACACCATCGAACCTAGTAAACCCAGATATTCTGGATATACCAATCCCTCCGCCGACCTCATAATTGAGACAATCAGAAAGAGATCCAGCAGGAGCTTCTATTGGCGATATGCCAAAGACAAGTCCTTTATCCAACGCAAGTGTATCAAATTGCGTTGGAGTAGGATCGGGACGCCGTATGAGTTGCGAGGTCATTTCTTCCTTATTATCCTATTCAATCAAATACACTACGAGAAAAGGCTATAGAAGGCAATAACGTGCGATTCATTTTCTGTTCATACCACTTGACTTTGCGTTGTGCCTTGAAGAATAGATTACGCTGACCATCTGCGTCAGCATAATCAAGAACAGCCTTCCACACAATAGCTGGATGATATTTCTCTTCCAGACTAGAGGGAGAAGCCTGCGCAGTAAAGATGGATTCTGGTGAGACGCTATAAGAAAACTTCAGAAGGTATTCATGATCCGGACGAGGCCAAAGATCAAATAATCCAGAAGGCGCTGTGGTGATAACTCGTGGTTTGCCAAATGCTATATTGTTTTCAAAAGCATCATTCCATTGAGACCATGTGGCATAAGAAAGCGGAGAAAGCCCCGCCGATCCCTCATTGGTCTGCGAGGTCGATCCCCCTGTTTCTTGAATGAAGATAGAGGTCTTGTCCTGAAAATCATCAAAGTCTGGAAGAAATCCTTTTATGTTTATGCGCGCCAAACCTATAAGAGTAATGGTACTCGTCCCATTTGAAAAGGTTTCATTTAACTTGAACTGGCCTTTTATATCCTTGACGGCCATTATCCCAACAGCATCATTGGTTGCAAAATCACCAGAAGAAAGAGAAACGGAGATCACTTCCAATGTGGTCCCCGTTTCATTCCCTGTTAATACATCTCCATTAATCGGCTCCGTGCCTGTTCCTTGCCCAAATTGTATTGCTGGGCCAACTAAAATAATACCATCTTTTGCCATGAATTCCCATTCGCCACGATCTATTTGCAACTCCTTCCAGGCATCTGATACCCATTTCTTTATCCTGCGGTGCATGGGGTCTTTTGGATTATCGAATTCCAATTCATCAAGAAGATCGACACGGTTACCCGTTTCGTCTATGACATTATTGACCATCTGCAAAAAGTTCATGGCACGTATTCTATCCTTAATTATTAAGCCGGTTGTTCATAATAATTATTTGGTAGACCTTCACACTTGTTAGCTTTAAAAGCTCGCTCTTCCTGAGAGTTCGGCCAATATCCATATATTTCTCTGAATTTCTTTCGTGCGCCATAGCGACTGTTATAAAGCAATTCATAAGTATTCTTCACATCCGGCCCTTCGTGAATATCATACACCGTGAAGGGATAGCTATAAACTTCTATGAACTCATATCGATTTGGACTGGTAGGTTCCACGTTTCTGTTTTCCCTCATGATTCTTTGTTTGGAATTCATGATAGCTCCACGAAGAATCTTTATTGGAACATCTACCTGTACTCCGCGAGGAATAAATACTTGATATGTATTGACAGAAAAGGTTACTGGGATGTTAGAAGCCGAAGGATCCGGGTTTTTCATCAATTCAATTCTTGCATATCCCGGAGGCGGTCTCTCTCCTAATGCTGTAACAGCATAATTTTTCCTATCTTTTACGGCCTTTACAAGCTGCAACAGTTCTTGTTTAGTCGTGTCTCTTGTAAACGGCACATTCATAGCTGATGCTTGCTTGCGAAGATCTGGCATACTCAATGATTCTAGCGAAGGTTCTCGTTGTTCATTGTCATTGTGATTAGTCTGACCGGATAATGTTTCCATTATTGAAGAACTCCTGTTAAGGGGTAAGTCCAGGGCCAAAAGCCCTGGACCTACATTTGGACGTTATCGTCTATTGATTAAAAGGCGCCATTAGGGACGCCCGGCTTCTGGCTCAGTTCACCAGGAAGGGCATTTCTGCCAGCATATTCTACCGTTAGATATAGGTCTGCATCAGCCACAATTGGCGACACGCCTGTTGCTGTAATAGCAATACCAATCTCGACAGGACCTGCATATCCGTCAGGGGCTGGAGTAACAAAGTCCCCTCCGGGAATGTCGATCTGATCATTCTCTGGCAGTGCAGCGGCCGCTCTAATCGATGCGGCGGCTGTTGCTGGAGAAGTGTAGGTATTGAGAGGGGCGGGACCATCAGAGACTACCAGAGGAGCACCATCCTTTAGAATCTGGAAGGTTCCAATGGAGCCTGTAAGAGAACTTACTCCTGCTCCCTCAAGTTCTCCTACTACTCTGAGACTTAGTTTTGTAGGTGCTGTCTTTTGGCCAAGGCCAACGAACCGCAGAACATCTCCCACCGTTAGTAGGGTTCCTGTCTTAAGATGAATGCGCCCGGTTGCCGATTGAGTTACACCTTCATAGTTACCCCGATAAAGGGAACCATCATTTACTTGCTGAGAATTGAAGTTAGCCACTAGAATATCCTCCTTGTATTAAACGGCGGAAGCGGCGGATTCAATGCGGATCATCCACTGTTCATTGAGACGAACAGCAGCATACCACATTTTCCACGCTACATAGCCGGTCTGGCCAAGAGGATCTGAGCTATCGCCACCCATCTTGGGATTCTTGACGGCAATCTGCACCGACTCAGAACCCGCAAGCGGAGTAACACCATACGCTTCCTGCCCAACAATAACAATGGGATAAACGTCAACGTTGGTCCCGTTGTTAAGTACGCCTGTGATGGTCGTGGAGCCTGCACCAAAGAACGCCTCAAGATGAGGGGTCATTAGGAGACGGACTTCTTCGACCTTACCAATCTCGAACTCGGAAATGCGTTCGTTTGGATTGGCATACTTCTCTACTGGTACAAATCCAGGGATGGCCCTGAGATCCTGTTCCAGATTGATGTGACAAAATGCCACATACGAAGCATTCACCGGTTCGGTGGAAATGTTGACGCCTGGCTTGATCATCTTTGTGATCTTCATGGCATGATTGTTCTTCAGCACACGCACGGCTGCCTGAAACTCTGCAAGAGTAACAGGGGCCTGCACCTGTGAACGCTGCGTTGCAGCGCCAGAGAAGATTACTGAAGTACCACCACGAAGAACACCCCAGACAATAAGTTCCTTGGTGAGAGCTGCCTGCTCACCAGTAAGCTGCGTCATGGCGCGAAGATTATCATCCTCGTGTGTTGCAGAAATTACATCAGTGAATTGCACCCAAGCACCGAATTGCTGGAGTACACTTGATACGTCCTCATATTTGAGCATCTGCGGAGGCGGTGTAACGCCTTCGAGAAGTGCAGTAGTAGAAGCGTCAAAAGGAATGGGCCGGCGAAACTTGATTACCAGTCCATGATTCTTCGGAACACGCTCAACCTTTGCAAAGCGCTCAAGTACAAGCATATTCTGGGCATGTGCCAGAAAATTTGCCACCGCGAAGATACCAACGCGAGGCGTGATATCACCAAAGGTGGTGCCTGCAAATGTAGCCATAATTATTTATCTCCGTGAAAATAGCCCCTCTTGCTTTACTATCTTTTCAAAATCCTTTGCAAGAAGTGCTTCCATGTCGAGTTCATCCGCATCGCTTCCGCCTGCGGATATTGTGGGTTTCTTGTCTGTCGATACATCTTTCGACTGACCTAATTTTTCCCTTCGTGCTTGCTGTGTTTGTTTTACTGAACTCGTTTCCTGTAAAGGCGCTGCTACCGTTTCTTGCGAAGCCGCTTGGGGATTGGCAAGTCCTTGGTCATACACCCACAACGAATACAAGCGCATAGCTTCTATGACATCTTCATGTTTTGTTGAATTGGCCAACGCCTGTACACCAGGGGTTGAATTTTCAACAAATGAACTCCAATAAGGAGATGTCACAACTTCACGAGCATTAGGGACTCTTTCAAGGAGTCTGCTTGTTTCAGCGTCTAGTTCAGACTTTTGTCGAGTCTGTTCCAAAGGCTGAAGCGTTTCTCGCATCCTCTGATCGAACACTTTCTCGAACTGCGTATCATGCTGTTCGATTGCTTTCTTTACCGCATCTTCCCGGCGCTTTATGAGTTTATAAAGGGCCGGATCACTCTTCTTTAAATCTTCAAGTGTCTCATCTTCTTCCAATTCAAAAGAGGAAGCACTCTGTGTCTTGTCAGATTGTGGGGCATCTCCACTTAACGCACTCGCTTGCTGCTTTGTGGAAGCCGCATGGGCGTCTTCCAGCGCTTTCTTAAGATCATTTATCTGCTTCTGTAAGGCAGATACTCGCCCAGAACTTGAACGGCTTTGGTGCGAAAGGAAATCATTTTGTTTCTTGAGTAGATCGATTGAAGATAAATACTGAAGTGCCGCACCTTTCTCTTCTTCATCCAGCTTTTTTACCCAACTAGGTACGTCATGTTCTTCTTCTTCTTTCGCAGGGGATGCCTCAACTTTCTGGCCTTCATCCGCTGCCTTAGCATCCTCTTCATCTTCTTTATCAGCGGAGCGTGTGACATTGTGTGGAATACTCCTATCTTCAGGAGCATCTTCAGAGGATTCTTCGCCGCTTTCGTCCGACAATTCAAGCGACATCAATTCATCTACTGCTGTAATATCTTGAGAATCCATTGCTGCGCCAAGCTTATTAAACAATTGCTGGCTGGTAATCGTGTTTTCCTTTGGTGTATCTTTGGTATTTGTATTCATGGCGATATATTATATACTCCGGTATTAAGCACTATAGTGGATAGTGAGACTTTACATTATTCGGTAAAGCTGTTTTGAAGATTTATAGATCTCGTTCGATCTGAAGCTACATCAAGGGATATAAGTTCCTTCAATACACTTATTCTCCCTTTTGTGACAAACACGGATTTCAAAGAAGCTCTTGTGTTGTCGTTCTTTTCACGTTCCTTATCAAGAAGATATTGAAGATAAGCTTTCATATCTTCCCAATGGAAAGTGTTGAAATCTACTGAAGGCTGTTGAGGAAGTGTAATCATATAGGAATGTCAATAATGGTGATGAGTATTATATTCCTTTTCCGGTAGCTTGCGCAAGTTCAAGTTCCGCCTGCGTAAGTACTTGTTGCCGAGTCTTTGAAAGGTGTTGAAGGCCAGCAATGAATTTCTTATTGGCAGAATCTTCCTTCATGCTTTCAATAAGGATTTGATCTCTCCTTGCTGCGGATTCTTCTTTAGCGGCAAGATTGATAAGCGCAATTTCCCTATCCGTATCTGCCTTGAGAATTTGTGCCTGCGATTCAGTAAGACGTGCTTGTGTGGCAGCCAAACGCTCCTGGCTTTCCAATGTCTCTCGTTGCTGATTGAGTGTTTGTTCGAACTCCAGCTTCTTGAAGTCAAGTTCCAATCGAGCTTTGTCAAGTTCCAATTTCTCCAATTCAGCAAGTGCCTTGATACTGGCTGGATCAGGAGTATTATTCTTATTCTCCGCAGCCTTTCTTTCAGCTTCTGCGACTTCCTCTTCATCCATTATAATATCTGTGTAAGGTAATTGCATCATAGACAAGCGGGCTCTTTGCAATGCTCCTTGATTGATTCTCTTTGCCATCTCTGGATTGTTGGCTGTTTCAACCGATACCTTCTCCAGGTCTTTGATATAAGCTTGTTTGTTTCTGAAATCCGTCGAGGAAAGCACTCTGATATTGAAATTGCCTTTTATAGAATCATCTTCATTGAATTGCATGTTCCAATCATACATACGAGAAATGAGGGGTTCGGTGATATTGGAATCCCAGCGTTCTGCTTTTCTATCCAGCAATACAGTAGAGTTCCTGTTTAATTGGGCCGTACCTGTGGCGCTATCCACCATCGATTCAGGAGAACCCAATCCGGCGTTGAGAAGAGGAATGCCAGATTCTTCTTCGGCAAAGGATCTTGCCATTTGAAGAACTTGTGAAAGTTCATTTATGACATTAGGAGTGATGAAAAACTCAAATGCTCGTTTGTTATCTGCTCCAAGATCTCTATTGATCCACACCTTTCTTGGATGAAACTCCCATTCTCCGTTTGCTGGTTCTATTACTGATTGCTGTATGACAATCTGTGGACCAGAAGACATTGAAGCATTGTCAAGAATCATGTGCCATGCCTGGCTCACAACACGCTGAGGATCTGCTACAAGAGAAGGTACTCCATGCCCATAGGGAGAGGCGGGATCTTTTTCCCAAACGGTTATACTGTAGGGAGGAGAGAAGGCCCCTTCGATAACACTTAATTCAAAGCGTATCATCTGTCCATTTACAACCCAAACCTCTCCATAGAGATTCTCGTCTGGGATATCGTCCAGATCAAATTGTGATTTCACTCCAACGGTATCTATTTGCTTCCGTGTGATCGGCCCGTGATATTCCAAAACAATGAATTTCTTGGCAAATAGATTTGGGTTGGTATCGGAAAGAGAGGAAAAATCTGAAAAGGACTTATCCAATCCCTCTTCCGGTGGAATAGAAATTGCTTCCTTGATGGCTTCTCCTATGAATCCGGGATGTTTTATCTTTTCAATCAGTTCCTGTTTGGACCACGGATGCACTTCCACTATACTCTTTTGATTCCTGTGATCATTAGTGGTGTCATCAAGATATACAAACCACGGTGATACGGCGGTCACACGCGGATATATGTCCTCAGAGAATGAAGGAATCCAGACGGATGTTCCATCAAAGTCAGATTCACGGTTATATACTTTCTTGAGTTTGCCGGTATTGACAGGACCTTTCATTATCCCAGTACCAAGAACCACCCAGCTCCACATGGCTTCTTCGGACTCTGTGATATAGTCGGATTGCTCCAATTGCTCTTCTATTTCTTCTTCCATCAATTTGGCTTTTCTGAACGCTTTGGCCTGGCCGCTTTGCACTTCTTCCTTTGATTCAAGCAAAGAGGCTTCTACGTCGTTCGGATTAACATTCTGCAAGGGTTTCTCTATATCGAGAGGACTCTTTACTTTGGGTTTGACATTCGGAGGGACGATGGACCAGTTCTTTTCCCCTCCTGCAAATTGCATTGACATGACATGGCTCAAAGCAATATCGCATTTGGTCTTAACAATATTGAAGTCAGGACGTTTACGGTTGGTGTGTGTTCCAAAAGGCTCTCGGGCGGTACCTCCGCCACCGATCCCGTCTCCTCCGTGACCATGCCCGGATGCAACGCTTCCCAGCCATAAGCGTTGCGCACGTAACCATTGATTCTCTTTTGATTTACGGCGGGATGCGCGCTTCTCAAACGCGCGCTCAACCATCGTGACAAGGTTTTCTATGGTTTCATCACGCTTGCGCTTGGTCTCTAAGAGTTTATCTTTCTCAAGTTCGTCCTTTATTTCCTTTCTTTCTCTCTCTGAAAGAATAATCTTTCCCTCAGAAGGGAGATCATCCTTTTTCAGGCCCTTTAATATCTTTCCAGTAGAACCGGCGGATTCGTCCTTGTCATCAGATATCATACTTTCTTGCTCCAAAGTTATTCATTGCCCCAAGTTGCATATTGGCCTGAAGGCCACGGAATGTATTTGGAATGGAAGCGTAATCGATAGATGCTATAATATAACGCATGGCATCCATTTCGTGGTCATCCTTCTTAACGATGGATCCTTTCAAATCCCTGCGATATACAACATATTCTTTGGCAAAGCTGTGCAAGTCGTCGAACACCTTGAGTTGCCCTGCACTCATGCGTGACCATGTTTCCTGGATGCCGGATTCGACAGCATTGTCCGCTTCTTTCAATTTTAGTCCAAGCTGCCTGTACATTGTGAGAAGTTTTCGTCCATCATGGGAGGAACGCCCATTCGCAGAAGGATCGATCACTCCGGGTATAGCGTCCCCTCCCTTGGCTTTTATGAACGAAGCTACAATGTCCGGTTCCTTTTGACTCAAGTATAATTCGTCATATAGATAGATACAATCTGAATCAGGATGAACTGCTGCAAACAACACAGCCGTTCGGTTCCATCCTACATCCATTCCAAACAATCTCCTCCAATTCTTGGGTATTGTGAAGCGAGGCACTTGGATAGCTTCCAAGGGAATGGGATACACGTTTCCCGATCCGATGGAAGGCTTTCCATATCTCCTTGCATCCCTGAGGTGTGGGGGAGTATCCGCATAAAGCGCTTCTTTCTCTTCCTCAGATAGCCAAGGAGCATCCTCCCAACCTGCTTGAATAATCGCTATCCTGTGATTGGAAGCCTTGTGTTCAGCAAACTTGACACCTACTTCTCTGTCATCAAAGGCAAGGATAGGTGTAGCTCCTTGAAGATAATCTGCATTCTTGGCCTTGTTGATAATCAAAGGGGTGAGTCCGTGCAAAGGCGTGAAAGTAAGAAGTATCACTCCGTCGGTAGTCATCACACGGATGGCACACTCATTTTCTATGATTTCTGGAGCTTCCTCATCCAGCCATATATAGTCCTTAGATGTACCATAGAAAGAGCGTACCCCTTGCTCATAACTCTTGAATCCTATTAGTGATATCCCCCCAGATACGTGTTTGACTTCCACCGATTCTATTCCATTCGGCACACCTTGCTTGGATAATACCCGTGCAATTCTGTCTCTGGGTATCAATCCGGTACCAAAGGCGCCCGGAGGGCCAAGCAAGGCATTCTGAATAACATCCCGAGTGGTTTGGTGCGTGTCTCCAACGACCCACCCTGTGGTGGGGCCGCTGAAAGTTTTGCCTTCCCACCACTCGGGATATTCTCCTGTTGCCCAGCAGCTTACGGCAAATGCACCGGAACTGGTCTTTCCTACCCGGTTGCCTGCCATGTAGATGACTTCTCGATATGCTCTTGTTGCATCAAAGAACGCTTTGTGCTTTGGACACCTTTCTATGGAAAAAGGAGTGTCCGGCATGAAAAGTTTCTTTGTTCCTGATCCTTCTAATTCTTCCTTATAGGCTTCAGCCAGATTGAGTAGTGCTTTCAAATGATTGGCTGACATCCCTTTCAATCTTCCCCCAGAGAATGCGTCGGCACTTCCCATTCCAGAAATATCACCGCCGCTCTTGGCATCCGATGAGTTTTCCTCGATCCATGCGTCCAGAGAACCTTTGGAGGAAGGCACACTGTTATTTGCTTGGCGGTTGGAAATGGAAGACATCAACCGGATGCTTTAGAAGAAAGGGAGGGATCCGCTTTGCTAAATCGGGAAAGCAATTGAGAATTTTGCATATCTGGATAAAGTGTCTTGAGTACAGCCGGTAGAGTCTTTCTGAGCTTCGAGGATATTTCATCCAGAGATTCTCCTTGCCCCTTCCGGTTCGTATCTTCTACTTGCGTCTTTTCACTCCATCCGAACAGATTCTTCATGTTGAATGCCCATAGGGAGGTATTGAAGGTCTTGTCCTTTATATTGCGTCGGCCCTGGCCTATCCACCATGCCTTGGAAAGTGTTCGACCAATGTCCACCAATTCTTGGAAGTTAGAGTTAGTGCTATAGTATTCCATGAATTTAGGATAAGTGATGTTAAGAAGAGCACATACCTCCTCATCCGAAGCACCTTCCTTGTAAGCCTGCTCCAGTTTCGTTATCCATCCTGCCTCTTCTGTACCGACTTCAGCGGGATGGATCCTGTTGCGTCCCTTCGTAGTGGTTTTAATTGAGGGCATGATTTTCATTCTCTTCATATTCACTTTCACAAGGTGCCGGCAAGAATTCCCCTTTGCCTGTGGGTGCACGATATAGCCCCACTTCTTCCTTTGAAAGGATCTTTGCCAGCGGAAATACGTTCAATTTCCCTGTAACTGGATCCACTTCCGTTCCCACAAGTAAGGATTCTTGCTTGGAGTCCCTTACATTGTAAGCATCCATCCAGGCTATTTGATTGGCAAATGCTCCCTTATAGAACATCTCCAAGTGATCATAGTGTGCAGCACTGGGGGAATTGGACATCACATTCAATACAAGATCCACCTCTTTCTTCGACCGAATCCTACGGCCTTTGGATTCCCCGCTTCTATGGTGTACTCCATTTTTCTTAGTGGTTGACATATGTGTGATCTTTTCCATCAATGTTAAAGAGGTGCGGATTGCGGGGAGGTATTACGAGGACGATCATGTTTCCTGAGATAGAAACTTTTCGGCAATCTTCCGTGCCTCATGGCAAAGACAATTTCCTTGGCGCGATCTCCTGTTTGCTTATACCAAAGAGAATCTTCCAGAGAATGTGCAGCTCCCTCGAAGTCTTTTTTCGATAGACATTCACGCAGTTTTCGGAATTGTAAAAGATTTGTTAAGCCAAGGTTATAAGCAAGGTTCACCACAAGGGCTTTTCGTAACTCTCCAAGATCGCTATCGAACTTTGGATAGAACGCCCGAGCATCTTTTACCGCTTGCTCCAGATCATCATATAGTAGGTTTATCGCCTTGGCATAGGAAATAGGTTTCATCGAGGGGAGCGCATATTTCTTATGGCCGAAACCGATTGCGAACTTTCCATCGATGTCTTTATAAGGGATAGCCTTGAAATTCTCGTGCACTTTTATTTGCTCCACGGCTATTGCCCTGAAGTCATTATTAGGCCGATAATTAGCTTTTGCGGCAGGTGAAACTGGCATGTCTTTAAAGGTTCCTATTAGCCAGAATAGGCAAGGTATTATGTAACTCGACAAGGATACTATCACGCTTGTGGGTTCCTTTTATTAAATGGGTTACGGTAATCTTAGACCCGATAAGTTCCTAGAAGTTCAATCGAGATAAATATCCGTTAAGCATTCATACAGAAAAGCGCCGCGTCTTGGCGGGGTTCCTTTTTAGCTGGGTGTGTCATAAACTCTTAAACTATAATTATAAAAAGCTTAAGAGCTCTTAATATATATTATATATATAATATATATATATCTTTAAAAGATATATATATTAAAAGCTCTTAAGCTCTTAAGAGCTTTTTGGCTCTTAAGAGCTTTTAACACAGCTCTATAGAGCTGTGTATATATATATATATATTATATAT